GGGGCCAAACCGGGACGGTTTTACGTTATCCGCCATACCAAGATGCCGGCGATACTGGTAGAAGCCGGGTTTGTCGGCGGGGACCCAGACGAATCGGAATATGTTTCACGGCCAGAAACTATCAGGAAAATCGCTGAAGGTATCTTAATGGGTATCGCTGGTTACCTGGGGGTTAAGTACGGCCCCCGGGATCCGGCAGAGTGGGACCCGGAGGCGGAGATTGCCCGGTTGAAGGAGGACGGGCTTATTGTTTCCGATCATGCCCCGAGGGACCCAGTAACCTGGGGGGAGTTTGCCACGGTACTAAACCGGCTAAGAAAAGATGAAAAATTTGACCCGGATAACTTCCGCCCGGGTGGGACAATATAAATAAGAACCAGTCTCCTGATTTGCCCCACCCCTCGCGGGTGGGGTTTTGTTTTGCGGAAAATAAAGCAGCCAGCGCGTAGCTGACTGCTTTAAAGCAAATCTACCAAAGATAGACACCGATCTCCATTTGCATCAAACTCAATATCAGGAAATTCATTCGTATCCTTTTCTATTGTTTTAATGTTTGTCAATTTTTCCCTGAAATGTCCTTGGAGTTTATGTAGTATTTCTTCTTCTGTCCAATTAGGATGAGATATAACTAAAGTTGCATGCTGATTTAAAAGCACCTTGGTTTTTATAAAACCGCCTCCCTTGAAACTATTTATGAACAGGACAGGCAGGATTCGAACCTGCTTGCCGGATATAGGAGCTGGTTAGGGAGATTACCCGGCACCGCTGCATCCCTGCTCCTAGCGCGGGTGTCCCACCACACCGCCGCCCTGTTTACTTCCAAACTCTCCCCTTACTGCTTCCCTTGTATGGCAGGCCACCCTACCATGAAAGCGCCAGAGCTCCCATCCCCGGGGAGAGTTATTGTCGCGCGGAGCCTGCCGGAGCAGGCCCAGGAGATATACCTGCCGTTGTTCCATACAATAGCAGGGAGTTAATATAACCACCGGCAGGGCGGCACTCCTGCATATCCACGCGTTTAGGCGGGACCGCCAATCCCCGCATCTCTTTTAACCTCGTATTGAAGCTACGCTTCGCACTTTTAAGGGTGTAGGGGGCGGAATTATGCCTACCTCTAAACGTGGGCGACGGATGCCTCTTCCGTCCTCGGTGGGCGACCGGGAAAACCCGATCCCTTATTAGCTATATTATACCATGTCCTCGGTAGCCATACAACCGCCGTTTTATCGGTACTGCCCTGCACTGGGATGGTGGGCCTAGGATAAAACTGGTTGAAAACAGTATATCAATAGAAGAAAATAGACTATCAAAAATAAAATGTTGGATAAAATGTTGGATAAAAAGCCATCCAACACACAAACAAAAAAGCCTCCGAATCTCGGAGGCTTTGATATTACTGGCGGGAGTGTGTGAGAATCGAACTCACCAGGGACGGGGTCACCGCCCCACGACTGGTTTTGAAGTTCCGTCGCGTAGTATTTTATAACTACCATAAACCACGCAAAGCCTTGATTTTTAAGGGTTTATAATTCTTAGACACTTTCTTAATTACCTGCCCGTCCAACATTATGTTGGATATTTTGTTGGATGAATTTTACCCTTTGTGAGGCTTGTTGAAAATCTTTTCATCAAGCTGTTTTGCTACTTCATCCTGTATCCCGGGAAGAACATGGCTATACAAGTCCATAGTTATCCCTATGCGGCTGTGGCCCAGGCGCTCACTGACCACTTTCGGGTGAATGCCCTGGCGAAGCAAGAGGGAAGCATGGGTGTGCCGCAGGTCATGAAAGCGAATATGCGGCAGCTCGTGCTTTTGCAAGAGCCGGCGGAAGTTGTCTGAGAACGTCCCCGGGTGCCATCTGCTACCGTCCTCTTTGCAACAGATTAAATCATTATTCTGCCAAAATTCTCCTGCGTGATTTTTTTCTTTTTTCTGACGCTCTCTATGGGCCTCTAATTCCCTTACAATTGTCTTTGGAAGGGTTATCATGCGGCGGCTCTCATTTGTCTTTGTATCGCTAAATTCTGGCCCTCCTGTGACGTTTAAAAGTGTCTCATCTACAACCAATGTATTTGTGTCCGGGTCATAATCGCTCCACCGCAGCGCAAGAACTTCCCCTCGGCGTAAACCAGTAGCCAGGGTGATTAATATTGGTATATATAGCAAAGTACCCTCCGACACCTCAATGAGACGCGCAACCGCTGCCTCATCATACACCTTACCCCTATATCTTTTTGCCCGGGGCGGCTCCACCGCGTCACAAATATTCCGGGCCAGCAGCTGCCACTTAACCGCTGTTGCAAGTGCCCGGTGCAGGAGCCGGTGGTGGTGAAGTACGGTAGTAGGGGATAGCTCTTTCCCTTTGCCGTCGGCCCGGCCCGTTTTCATGGCCCGGGAATAATACTCCTGTATGTGTATTGGACGCAGTTTGGCCAGCTGAATATGCCCCAGGGCGGGGATAAGGTGCTTTTCAATGATGACGGTATACCCGTCCACGGTAGTCTGCCGCAGGTTGGGCTCGCAGTAATCTTTCAGCCAGCGCCGGAGGAATTCTTCCAGGGTCATTTTACCCGAATCGACGTAGGCGTTTGTGTCTATCTGGCACAAGATTTCCCGGAGCTTGGCTTCGGCTTCTTTTTTATTCGCAGCTTTCACAGTGACGCTTTTTTGTTTGCGCTTCTGCCCGGGCTCCCGGGGCAGGTCAAAGACCAATTCCCAGGAACCGCTTTTGAGTTGTCGGACGTGTCCTTTTGCCATATCATCACCTGAAAAATTGGCCCGGCCCCGGGCCGGGTTATTTTTTTAGACTGATACCAAATTTATTTCCGCTTGCAAGCTCAGTATCTGAGCTGTCAAAAACCATAACAATGCCATCGTCATCACCTTTCCATGCTGAGATAATTGCTATGGCAGCCCCAACTACAGCAATTATTATTTTTATACTCCAATGAACGGCGGCTTTAATCATTTGTAACCACCGAACTTTCTATGTCCTAAAATTATTTCTTCAAACTTTCTATTCATCTCCGCCATTCTTTTTTGACGCTGGTATTTCAGGAACCAGTCTATTGCAAAATATAAAGCGAGTAAAGGGACAACGAGGAAAATAAAAATAGCGATATAAAGTCCTAAAAGATGAGGTAAACTTTCTATAAAATCCCACACAAACATTAATGCTCCTATTACAGCAGGTACAAGGATAAATATTCCGGCTAAAATAATACCTGCAATTTCCTTCATTTTCCTACTCACAAAACAACCTCCTTTGAATTATTTATCAATTAGCCGGGCGGCTTACAAACCTTGCACGGGACATAGCCCTTGCTTTGAGCATCTTCCGGCGAAGAAAACCATATCTTATTTTCCGGCTTGATTTTCTTAGCCCACTTGCAATCTGGGTAATGATATTTATTGCTGTTAATACTACCAACAAATTTCTCTTCTAAAACTGGTTGTGCCTGGAATTGTTGTTGGGTTTGCTGGCTTACACAAGAGACCAGCAGGAGTATTAGGATAAGTGCTATGCTTGTAAATATAACTTTGCGCCTGTTAATGCTGTTCATTGCTACCCTCCCCTCCTTAACTTTAATTCCTGCCTGAGCCATTTTGGTAAAAAAGCACTACTTTCCCGTTGCAGCCTGTTCGTCATTATCTTTACGTTCCATGTATTCAACTATCGTTTCTACCACCTTCCGGTCTTTATCCGGAAGGTTTTTTATTTTTCCCAAAAGGGTCATGTCTTCCGGAGTGGTTTTATATGTTGCTTGAGATTCGGCAACCATAGGGGTTTCACGAATGTCAGTGCGATCCAGGAGATAATCAACTGAGGTTTCCAGAATGTCGGCAATTTTTGAAAGCATTTCGCCGTGGATTCTTCTCCTGCCATTTTCTAAATCATACAGATATGGAACGGAAATACCTAAAATATTGGCCATTTTTTCTGCGGTTAACCCCTTCTCTTTTCTTAATTCCCTTAAGCGAATCATATTAATCTAACCCCTTTGGCTATTTGCATAATTAGTTTATCTTAAATAGTCCAAATTATGCAATTAACAAATAGCCTAAATTTAAAGAAATAGTAGGCATTTTGCCTAAATAACAACATATTATTATTTTTTTGCCTCTAATGAAGTCAAATAGCCGAATATAAGAATTGCTAATACAGGCATATGGCCTATAATAATATTAGGCAGGTGATAATGATGGATTTTAACACCGTTATTAAAAAAAAGCTGGGCCAGAAAAAACTTAAAATTACTGATCTGGCCCGTCTATCTGGAGTTAGCTATCCTTATTTAGTCGACCTTGTAAAAGGCCGCCGGCGTTGGAATGAAGATACCATAGATAAAGTTTGTAAAGCTTTGGGGATAAAGGTGGAGTTTAGGGATCTGGAATCTACCGGCACTGACGGCCCGGCAAAGTAAGCCAGGGCCGGCAAATAAGAAAGGGGTGAAACTATGCAGTGCAAGTGCGGCACCGAGGCCCCGGAAGGCGCAAAGTTCTGCCCGGCATGCGGAAAACCAGTACCAAAACCAGCTCCAAAACCACAGGCATCCGATCCACTTCGCGGTTACCCGCCGGTGCTGGAGCCGAAGCAGGTGGCCAAAATGCTCAACATAGGCATAAACAGGCTGTATGAGCACCTGCAAAACGGAGACATACCAGCGCGAAAGTTGGGCCGGCGGTGGCGGATATCTACGAAGCGGTTTTTTGAGTGGCTGGACGGGCAGGCCAGTTAAACCGGAAGGGAGTGAACCAATGCCAAACAAAAACCTGCCGGCAACCAAAGCCTGGCTCTTGGACGAGCTGAACCGCATCCGGAGCCTGCTCCTGGAGGCCAAGTACGGCAAAAGGGGCACGGACATCTATAACATTGACGCGGCGCTGAACGCCATACACAAGGTACAGGTGACGGCGGAGAACCTGCTTACTAAGGAACAGTGGGAGGGGGCGAGAGAGTGCGTTGCCCGATAATAGAGCGATTTAAGTGCTGGTGCAGGCGGCGGGTGCAGGAGCGCAGGAAAAGGCAGCAGTGGAAAGCGTACTTCCAGGCCGGGGGTACCATCAAATAAACAGAGGTGAAAAAGCATGTCATACAAAGCGATTGACCCGGATGACCTCAAGATTTACGCCAAACCCACAATTTATGACGGCTTCTGTGTGTTTGCCGAACAGATTAGCACCGGTAAGCAAACCGTCCTGGTCAAGGGCCACGCTAGCCATGACAGGGCTATCAGAGAGGCCGAGGAGCTAGAAAGGGAGGTAAGGGCCGGAAAACGGTTCATCCGTATGTGGGGGTTAAAAAAACGGAGGGGGTGATCTGGTGCCGGAAGCAAAAAAGTGTCCACTGCGACGTGTAACTTACCGTGGAACGCGCGACACTAGTAATCCGTTTTCATCTACACCTGTTTGGGCAGAGTTTGACTATTGCTACAAAGAAAAGTGCGCCTGGTGGGACAGCCAAAACAACTCCTGCGCCGTGTTGGTGCTGGCGCAAATGGCACGCAACGGGATACCGGTTCGATATACACACCGTAAGGAAAGTCGGCGGCAGCGCCAGGGCCACCGCCGCAAAGTCGGAGGTGGGGGCGAGGTGCCCCCGCAAAGATTGCCGGCAAGTGGGCGAGGAGGATGCCCAGTGGAAGGATACTTTAAATTTACCAAAGGTAAGTAATTTTGCCAACAAGATATGCGAAAGGGGGGTAAAAAATGGTAGTCAACCTCAATAAATACCGTAAAACGCGCAAGGTGCAGAAATCGGTGGAAATCGGGATTGGTGAGTGGATATCAATCACACGGAAGAACCAGGGCCTGACGCAAGACCGGTTAGGGCAGTCCGTGGGGTGTAGCCAGTCCGTCATTAGCCGGTGGGAAACCGGGGAAGTGCCCATCGGGGCCGATGACCTGGCGGCAGTGGCACTGGCATTAAATAGTCCTGACCTGCTAAAGAAATATTGCATGCAGTGTCCGGTGGCTCAAGCCATGCGGGATATTACCCGGCCAAAGCCGGCGGCATAAAAAAAGACCGCTTTCAAGATAAGGTGTGATTTTATGAAAGTCTATAGGTTTCCATCAGATTGCGACCGTGATATGGTACACCTTTACGTCGGCGCATACGCCCGCGGCACTATTACCCGGCAGGAAATGATGTCCTGGGTGGCCGGCATTCTGGATAGCTATGGTGTTACCAAGATGTACCTGGACGGCTACCGGGTGCGGAAGCTGGATTCCATAGTTACCAGGCGCGGGGTGTTCCCGGTGGTGGTCGTTGAAGCTACCCGGACCGTAAAGGACGGAAGGTGTCCGGCGTGTGGAAGTTGCCATGACCGGTACCTGGCCGGCGAAGCGCCGGAAATCACGGTTTGGTGCATGTCATGCGAGTGCATCT